GCAATCTGTAACTATTGTATTCTTCGCCGTATTTAGTGGGTATGGTTGCGTTGCCTTCAATTACATCAGTAGGTAAAACATCTATTAAATTTTCATCAGAGTTGTAGCTGTCATTAATACCTCCTGCTCCTTCTTGGGGGTAGTAGTAAATATTCTCCTGCAAATCTTGGTTTACTTGTAGTTTTGCTTCATCAAAACTTATCTCTGAATTAAAAGTAAATTCCTCGTTATTTTTAAACACGGTATATCCACCTTCTTCAGAGCCAATAATTTCGTAAGCGTCATTATCACCCTCAAACCTGTAAATTTCCTCACCTCCGCCATAACTATAAAGTTCCCCTGTCGCGTGGTCTGCGGCATCATTTAATACGCTGTCCATATCAAAACTTTCTTGCATATTTTTTGGTTTGAGTTCATATCCTAAATCTAAAATTTCTTCCAACTTTTCGTTGTCTAGTACAGAAGGATAATAATTAGATATTTCATTTCCATCTGTATCAAATATATCGTACTGGCGTGAACTAGTTTCATATCTTTGTTTAAATGGGTTATCGTAAGCTTGTTCCCCTGTAATGTACTTCTTTACTAATTGTGAGGGAGCTTGACCACTAGTATTGACATCTTCTCTTTGTATAAACTGTCTTTGTCTTTCTACAAAAGCATCGTATGCTTCTTTGTTAATTGTTCCTTCAGGACCAAAATGTTTTGCAAAAAATTCTTTTTGGTCATTATTGTAGTTTTCAAAATCAGAATAATATTCATTCATTTTGTTATTACGGATTTCTTGTGTTGCAGGTTCGTCAAGGAAAAATTCTGCCTCACCATCAGTATCAACACGACCTGTATAGGTAGGGTCGTCTTCACTTCTTGATACACGATAAAGCTGTACTCTGTTGTCATCTATGTATTGAAGTATGTCTTCGTTGGTGTAATCCTTATTAGGGTATTGCGCTTCAAATGCCGCAAAATCTATTTCATCTATTTCTGTTTGTTTTAAGCCTGTGCCTGTTTTGTTGTTAGATGGGTTAGTTCTTTTATTGCTTTTAACATATTGCAGCAAAGCTTTTGGTGATAATTCACTGCTTATAGCCTTAGCTTCTTCTAGCACATTTGATTTATAGCCTGCTAAATCTAAAGAAGGTTCTATTATTGGCACAGGCAATGCGCCTATTCCACCACCACCACCATCCATGGTTTTTTGTTGATATCTTCTTAATGCCATTAAACTTGCTTTGGGTATATTGGCAAGTTCAAAGGCTCCACCTATTGCGCCTAATGCTGACAAGGGTGCTAGTACAGCACTCATTGGGTCTTCAGCTTTTATGGGTGTCTTTTGAAATATGTTTTTGCTTGGATTTAACATATCCAGTAAAAACTCTTGTGGTTTTTTAAGACCAAGACCTGCTTCGTCAGCAAAGTAGCCAGTCTCGTAACTTTCAATAGGTATGCCTGTGACTGGGTTTACATAAGCAGCAAGTTGTTCAGATATTGGTAGTTGGGTAAAGCCTTCTTCGTAAGCTTTCTTGACATTGCCTGCACCAAGTTCTTGGGTCATGGTTTGCCTAGCTATATCTGCTGCTTGAGATTTTTGTCGCATAGCAACAAATTCTTCAAAAGAGGGTGGACCGCCCCTGACACCCGGCATGGGTAAATTGTAAACGTCTAGGAGCTTTTGGTATTCATCTTCAAGAGTATTTTCAGCAGGACCGCCGTTTGCAAATAGGTTGATGTTATCTAGGGTTGCCATAGTTATCTATTAAGTTTTGTAATTCATCCATTTCTTTTTTTAGAGCTTTGCCGTAATTGTTGGCATTATTCATAATTTTTTCACTGCCAACAATGTCAGGATTATAACCGTCACGAACCGCACTTTCTTTTACTTGTGCAGCTCTTTTAAATTTTTCGCTTTGTTGTTTGTAAATTAGTTTTCTTTCTGCAAGTTCTTGCATAAGTTTTTTTAATGGCATCTTTGCAAAACCTCCGGGCATAGCAATCATTGGGTCGTCCATTAAACCGCCTATTCCTTCCATTGCATTTCTTAGGTTGTTCGGCAGCATGTCCATGAAAGGCGTTCTTTCATAAATTGGTATAGGCTCAATCGAGCCAACTTCATTAGGGTTAATGCCGTTCTTGTTTTCCATAAATCAAATATATCACACACTGGCTCTATCTTTAAGCTTTCGCAATGCAATTCTTGAAACTTTCCAAGGTGGTATTTCTGCTTTGTATAAAGACTTGATCTGTTTGCTAATGCTGCGCCATGGTGTTTTCCTACCTTTGGCTTTGTGTCTTTCAAGCGACCTGTCTACATATTGAATAATTGCTTGCTGTTCAGGTATCTCTTTGAGGTACTTGTGTTTACCATTTTTAATTAACTCATAGCCAAAAGGTACGCCTCCGCCTATGTGTCTGCCTTGTTCAACGCAAGCCATCTTACCTTGATACAGTTTTCTAGCAGTCTCCTCTTTATCCCATTCAGCAAAGGTTCCCATCATGTTCACAAACATGTTTACGTTAGGCGACTTAGAGGTGGTTATAGATTCAGCACCTCCTAGGATGTCGTGGGCAAACAAATGTATGTTTAACTCGTTAAAGTCATCTCTAATATGACATAAGACACTTAATCTGCGAATAAGTCTGTCAAGCTTGGCAACTAAAACAACATCGTTGGGTTCTAGGTTTCTTTGCAATTCTTTGCCTTTAGGTCTGTTTGTAAAATCTAAGGTGCCACTGACACCATCGTCTACATAAAAACCGTCAGGTTCTTTGTCAAAAAGATACAATGACATCTTGGTAATGGTTTTTTTCTGCTCACCAAGTGAAGTACCGTTCTTGGCTTGCTCATCAGACGATACCCTGCAATAGCCATATATTGATTCGTATTCTAGTCTTTCCATTGCTCACCCTTTTGTATCTTTTTCAGTATTTCAATCAGCTCTTTTTGTGCCTGCTTTTTATCTATCTGTTTAAAAAGCTGCACTATTTCTAGCATCAGTGTCGATGTAGTCATTTTATTCCCCTTTAGGTAATGTAATGTTTTGTTTGGTTAATTCTTCAATTAATATTTTATTCAATCTTCTGATGTCTTCAACAATAGATTTATTTTCTTCGTTTTGTTCAGCCAAGAACAAAATATCATTAGGTAGTCTTCCTGCTGCTAAATCGTTAAAGTTTGCATGCCCAATCTCTACGTCTTTAAAATCATGATTTTCATAAGGTTTAAGGTCTTCTCTACGCTGACTCTTGTATTTCTTTCCGTGCTTTCGTTGTGCATCTGATATAGGCTCAATCTTTTCCGTATACCAAAGTCTAAAGTAATATACCTTTGGGTCGTCTTTAGAATACATTTTTCTTGTAACCATCTTCATGCCAAGTTTTTTTCCGCTTGCAACATAAATTTGGCAAACATTATTGCTTGTGTCTTCAGGGTGTGGTCGCACCACAAAAGAATCACCTATAACCATAGCTTTTAAAAAATCATACCTTTTGCCCACATGCTTATGGGTTACAACTTCAGGTACCTCAATACCTTTATCTACTTTCCAATCTGTTTGCCAACTCATTTCTTCACCTCCTCAGTGTTTTTATCCTTTATATTCCTTTTCTTAGGTTTTGAGAATATTCGCGCAAAATTTTTGTCAAATGCATCCTTGTCATAAGGCTTCTGCGTGCTGCCCTTGCCACCATCCCACTTAGTCATCTTTCAGCTGTTCTGCATGAATGTTGATTAGTTGCTTGCAAATCTCACCTGTTGTAACCCTTCTGCCTGCTTGCTCAGAATAATAATTCCTTAATGCAGTTAGGTTTTGGTTGGTTACTGGGTCAATTCTAAATTGAACACCTTGGGTGTTTTGCTTCTCTTTGTTAAATAAAAGTTTCATTTGTTTCTCCTAGTAAATTTGTTTTCGGTTCTTTGTAAGGACCACTCTAAAAATCTGTCTAATAATTTTGATAAACATTTCATGCTGACACCTGCTTCTCGGATTTAGCCTTAGCTTGTTTTCTTTCCTTTTCTTCTTCTAGATACATCTTGGATAAAGCAGTCATGACTGGGTGAACCAGTTGGTCTGCATGCCAAAGTGGCAGCTTGTCTTTGCATGCAATACATACGGTTTGGTTGTCCAAGAAGTTACCTATGGTAAATGTCTTGGGTCCATGGTATTGGCAAGATAAAGATATCTCCTCATGTAAGCTTTCTTTAAGTTGCAGCTTTAGGCGTTGTGCCTTGGTTTGTTTTTCTTCTACGTTTTCCATATTGTTACTCCTAATATGTTGTTTGTTACAGTGTTAATAATAAGAGTATAAAGTATTAATGTCAACACTTATGTTCAAATTAATGTATTTTCTTTTTTGGTGTATCTGTTTCGTTTACAGATTGCTGTAAAGCTTCTTCAACTGCAACCAACTGGACTTGGTGGAGTAAAATCAAATTGGCAAGATTTTTATTTATCTCGTATAGAGTTTGATTTGTATATTCTAATTCTGAAATTATCTTCTGTATGTCAGCATTATTTTTTTCTATGCTCATTTTCCATTCCTTTTATTTTTTTTATCAAAATATACTCTTGTGTAGTATCTCCTGATAATAGCCAAAAGTGATAACACTATTAATTGGCTTAAAGAAATTATAAACGAGTTATGAGTGAATAGTAGAACTATTGTAATTGTTAGCCAAGAAAGAGGAAAATTGAATAATGCACCTAGCATCGTATCTGCAATAGATTCTCTCATGGCTTCTTTGTTAATCTTCATGTTTGGGTCCTTTAAAAAACCATTATACACACTTGTGTTGTGATTAACACTTACTTGAAAAAATGAATATAGAATATGTGTAACCCAGTTAGTGCCACCTTGCTGAAGAGCCACCCAAATACTTGGGCATAGGGTCTTATAATTTAATAAAAGTCGATCTTGGTTTTGAAATCCAATAGAGTCCCTACCTATAAGGCTTTTAGGGCATGCATAAGTGCTAATGTTAGCACTGTGGACACATAGCAACTCTTGGCAATTACTAATGTCACACAATAGCTGTGCTTTCTTATGTCGTAAGTCATTGATATACCGTTGTTTTTTTATTTTGGTCAAGAAGTCAGACAAATCCCCAGTAAAAACGCCCCCTCTCGGTTTTTCTTAGGATATATCTCTTCTAACGAAGTCTTGGAATGTCATACATCGTCATACTGTGCATCTACAATATCGCCACCGAATATCTCTTTGAGTCTGCCTTCAATATCTTTGTGGCTCATGTTATCCAAGGTAGCTGTAATGTTCAGGCTCTCGGTCTTTTTGATCTTTAATCCTGCTAGTTCATTGAGTTCACGCAGTGCTGAGACTGATGCATTGAACTGTCCTTTGTCGTATGCTTCTTCACTAATCTTCCATAGCATCTTGGCTGTCTTTTCAGGTGTGATTGCATACTTGTGGGCAAGCTCTTGCTTCTGTACTTTAATTGCTTTAAGCACGTTGGGATAGTCTTTGCCGTTCAAGAACTTTGTTGCAGCTTGGGCAGGAAACTCAAAGCCTGCTCTTCTTGCTGCCTCGGTTTGTGTGCAGTTGTCATTGACGTAATGCCATACAAATCCATTTTGCATATCAGTTAATTCAAACTCCGGGTCTTCCTCAAATGCACTAGGTCTATTGATAAGTGGTGTGCTTGGTGGTTTCTTACCATTCTTTCTTTTGTATTCAGCCATCTGTTATCTCGCATTTTATTTCATCTGTAGGTTCTATTATTACATAAGGCGCTTCGGTTTCTATCACTACCCTTGCTCCACAAGAAAGTATAGGCTTGTGAATACCCCCATACTTTACTGTAGATTCTCCTAATATTTTTACTTCGTGGCAGTAGGTGTTTGTTCTTCCTTCTTTTATTGTTATTACCGGGTCATTAGTGCCATGTTTTAAATTTGCTTTAATTTTGTGTTGATTTACATGTATATATTTTTTTGCCATATCCATTCCTTATATTAAACTCTTTAGGGTAGAGGGTAGAGGGCATCCCACACTATAACCCTTATATATATCCATACCTATATATGCTATGCCTATACTATATATATACTTATTATTATTATATATACTATACCCTATACCCTATAGCACACCTAAACAGCGCAGCTACAAGGTCTCAAGGTCAGGGCAAGGCAAAGGGCATTGGTCTCTCTCCACCATACCCTTCACCTTGCTCTTAACACATAAACACTTAATGTTCATCTAATCACTATGCCCTGCCCTGCCCTTTTTATCTTTTAAGTAAATCTCCACATCTGCATCACAACTTGGGCAAGACAAATTTGTGACCATATATTCATCTTCATTGTCATCAGTTATAGTGTTGTCACCCTTCCATAGTAACTCTTCTTCACAATGCCAACACTTCATCAGCAGCCACCATCTTTGTGTAGCTTAACAAAATGTTCTGCATCCAAGACCACTAGGACCTTGCTCCTGTTTCTTTTGATAACAAGCAGTGGCTCATAGCCTTTGCAGTTCGTTTGTGCTTGGTCGTAGGACTTCCATACATTCAGCGCTTCCTGATTTTTGCACTCAATGCTGTAGGGAAACACCTGCCTTGATTGCTTACCCATGATGATGTCCTCACCTTGGGAACCCATCGGTCTGCTTTCCAAGTCTTCCTCATCCAGTCCGAGTAGGTCGATGAGTAGCTGCCGAAACTTCTGCTGTAGCAGTCTACCCTTTTGTTTTGCTGATTGAGGCTTCATGTCTCATGTCCTTCATCTCTCGATGTGTTCACGATGCATCTATTTGCACCATGCCAAAAAATCGCGCCTACTCCGTTGAAGTCAACGAAGCATGCACGGAACGCCAACTATCATGGC